TTTTATCCAGAGAGCGTATACCATAGGCCACTGGACCTCCCTTTGATTTGGAGGATGTAAAGGTTTGTATTGCTGTGGTTTTTCCTGCTGGGAGTAAGGTGGGGATTAAGGCGAATACGAAACCGTGACTCAACACGGGGGGAACGAGCGCGTCGGCTACGGCTTGCGTGGGAGTATGGGCCACACCTGAGTAGGCCCTCGTTGATCAGTGATCAAGTTGTGTGTAAGAGAAACACTCAAACAAAACCCCCCCTCCCCTTATCATGACCACAACTTTACCAATATACGATCCAAGCGCACTGAGCAGCACGTCAACCCAAACGTGTGGTCTCTCAAAACGGAAATGGTATGCCAGAACATGGGACGAAAATGTCGACGTAGTGATGCGTGCGGTCATTTGTTGTTCCTCCCCAATCGACGAAGACGTTGAGGCCGTAAGTGCGATGGCCGCGGATGTCGTCGAGAGGGAAGTAGGAGACTTGAAGGATGAGATTGTTGAAGCGAACCTGTTGTTGCAATGGGAACGCGCCGATCGCTTGAGTCGACTAGAGGGAGGTGCAGTGTACTTGGAACAGCTGCACGAAACCGTTGTTTCCGGGCGTGAAACAACCGAGATGTTGCTGGAGGACCATGATGTAGGGTTCCAACCAGTATTCGTCCCGCTCGTACGCCCACCTATCCTGGAGGATTATGCTGCCCACATGCGAGATGTTGAGGCAACACACAGGTTTCTCGAAGATGCACACTTCTATACACCACTCATGCGCTCAAACTATGATAGGGAGAGGGAAGAGGCATTTGTGAGTTCGTTTGGCGTCAGTTATTCTGACGTCCAGCGGATTGAGGATGAGCATCGAGAGAGGGTCGCTTCCACCGTAGTCCAGGTACAATTGCCTGATGGAACGGTTGGCGTCGGCTCACGCCCCTACGCGGAGATAATCATTGTGCCGAAACGCGTAGGCGAAACCACAGCCACCCCGAGTTGGACACGGGAAGAGCTGCAAGCTAGAGTCCACCAGCTGAGGGCCGTCCCAGCTGGTTTTCGTCGACTTATACCGAGCTTGGTAGGTGCGATCGTCCAGGATGCTAGGGCTAGGTGGGGCCTGCTTCCGGACGTTCAAGCCAACCGGTTGATGGTGGGGCACCACATGCGCAAGCAATTGCGCAATGGGAGTCTTGCTGTCAGTGCGGTCGACACCCACGTCGCAGTAGCGCTTAATCAGTTCTTCGTGCCCCACAACATTGATGTTTTGGCAAATGGGCAGAGGCTGAATTGGCGTTCAGAGAGGATGTGGGTTCGGTATGACACAGTTGGCATGTCGTGGTGGAATCGTACCTTTGGTCGTCAGGCCAGAGTTGCGACTCCAGTCGTCTGAGGTTGCCTACTGCGCGTACGTGGGGTGAGCAGTGTTTCTGCACTTGCACACCCTAAACTAACCGTACGCTACAGTGGGGGATATGTGGCACCGAGGAAGTGGGTACAACTATCGGGTCTTGGCCCGGTCCATGAACTTTGTGTGCACAATCAGACGATCGATGTGCTGGCACGCGCTGTACTCGAGCGCGTGTTGATGTGTGAGTTGAAGACGGGGGAGGTGGTCCCGCCGTTGGGGAGTACGACCGAAGAGTGGTCGGAGATGGACGAGTTCTGCACGCGGCTGGACAAGTTCAACGGAAGACATTGGTTCCCACAGACAGCAGTCCAGGTTGTGGGTTATTATACCGGTGCCAAGCGGGAAATGTACGAGAAGGCGAGATTAGATCTCGTGCGTGAACCCGGCTTGCTAACGAAGGACAGTATGACTGTTGCCTTCGGCAAATTTGAGAAAGGAAAACTCAACAAACCTCCTAGGGTGATCCAACCTAGGCCCGCGCGCTACAACCTCCAAGTTGGGAAGTACCTGAAGCAAATCGAAAAACGGATCTATCGAAGCATCGCCAAGTTGTATCAACAGCAATTTGGTGGTGTGTCGCCTGTGATTATGAAGGGGTATGATGTGGCCAAAACGGCACAGATCCTTCATCACAAGTGGGACCGGTTCGCCCGTCCCGCCGCGATCGGTATCGATGCGGTGAAATTCGATATGCATGTGTCCATCCCGGCGTTACAGATGGAACATGGAGTGTACGAGCGTATGTATCGCAATGACCCCAAGTTGAAGCGGCTGCTTAGCAAACAGTTGCATAACAAGGGGCGCGGCTATTGTGGTGATGGGGATTTGAAGTATTCCGTTGATGGTGCCCGTTTGAGTGGGGACATGAACACATCACTTGGCAATTGCGTGCTTATGGGCGCTTGTGTGTGGACGTATGCGAAACGCGTCGGTGTGACGATCGAGCTGGCCAATAACGGTGACGACTGTGTGATATTCTGTGAGGAAGAGGATGTCGTACGGTTCCGGGATGGGTTGGAGGCTTGGTTTGCCACCAAAGGGTTTAGGATGGAGGTGGAGCCAACGGTGTACGATTTCGAGGCCGTTGAGTTTTGCCAGTCACATCCTGTGTGGAACGGTGAGCATTACGTCATGTGCCGTTCCCTGCCAAATGTGCTTGTCAAAGATGCCATGTGTCTCGTCCCGTTGGTAAGGGCGATTGACTTTCGGTATTGGTTGGCAGCCGTTGGTATGTGTGGGGGTAGTTTGTCCACAGGAGTTCCAGTCATGCAATCCTTTTACGCTGCATACCGCCGTAATGGCGGGCGCGCGATACCGACAAGAGGGTTCATAGCAAACATGTACGGGAATTCTGGGCAATTTGAGCGCATGGGGGCGCTCAGCTACGGTGTACGAGAGATAGAGGCGAGAGCTCGGTTTAGCTTCTGGATAGCGACAGGCATCACACCGTGTGTACAGATCTGCATGGAGGAGTATTATGAC